CTCAAGTTTTTAATTAAGGATCCTACGGGATGTTTGCTCTTGGGTTTCACCCAGAGCCAAAAGGATGTCATTAAAAACATCATCCTTTGGTTCTCTGGGCTTAAAACCTTAGGTTTGGAAAGTAGATAAAAGATGGACGAAAACGAAAAGAAAATAGAGGAGGAAAAAAGACTAAATTTATTTTTTAACCTCCTAGATAAAAACCAAGAGAAATTCAAGGATATATTCATAGACAATATTAAGTTTGCAGTTCCAATTAGGTCTTCATGCTCCAGAAGGAGATACAAGAACTATATGGTAAAGGCTCCTCTTAGGTTTTTCACTACAAAGAGATACGTAGTTAAACTGAATGATTATTACTATCAGCTCTATAGACTTAAAGATACGATATCTTTTGTAAGAGTAATGGAGCCTAAGAGCATATCTGACATGGATATACTTAACTTTTATAATTCTATACAGTTCTCTTACGTATACTACCTCCTCACTAAAATACTTGAAGAAATTATTGAAAGTGGGAAGAAGGTAAAAGTAGTAGATACTGTATTCAGGAATTTAACTGAAAAGTATAGTACTGAAGATGGAACTCACGATACAATTGTCTACGTTACAGTTAGGCCAGAGAAATCAATAAAAACTGGAAATAATATTATCAAATTATCCATATTTAATTAGACGTCTAATGAAAATTTTAAATGCAACTTTGGGTAAGGCTATTATCCCCATACCCAACTCAAGAGATCTTCCAATTATTATTGGACCGGGAGAAGTAAGTTCTTCATATCTTGCATCCGACCAGCTTATCAGAGCAGTTCTTTCAGCAGGTTCAGAGACTGAATTTGCTATAATCCTAGAAGGTGGATGGGAAGTAGATCTTTCAAAGACTATTTCGGGAGGTATTCCTTACTACTACACTTCGGAAGATGAAGCTAGAAAGAAACTTATCGATCCAAACATCGATTACAATCCTTCGAAGGAGTCAGATGTAGTAAGAATGAGATTTGAAAAGGTTCTGAAAGAGAAAGAAGCTGAACTGGATGAAAGGATCAAAGAGATCAAGTCTCTCAAGAAGGAGCTTGAGGAGTCAAAGAAATCCTTCAATGACATGGATAGTGTAAGAACTATCAATGAAAAGGAATCAAAGATCAATGACTTGAAGTCTAAGGTTTCTATCCTCGAAAATCAGATGGAGGACTTGAAGAACGATATGATGCTTAAGGAAAAGGAAAATGCTGAGTATCGTCAAAAGACTGGAGACAATGATCAAGTTATCAAGAATCTTACTACAATTGCATCCGGAAAGGATGAGGAGATCAAGAAGCTGAAGAAGCAAAACAAGGATACAAATAAGCAGCTTGAAGAACTAAGTGCTAAGACCGAACAGATGAAGGCTACCTTCAATAAGGTTTGCTCAGATTTCGGACTTAAGTACGATAAGGACTCAGATACTTGGACTCAAGAGAAAAATGAGAAGGAAAGTGAGGGGGAATAACTCCCTCTCCTTTCTTTTAACTTAATAACAATGGATAATCAATTAGTCTCTATAGGAAAAACTGATAAGGGGTATGATTTGTACTTATTGGATTTAGAGTCATACTATAGAAACATGGATAATCTTGGGTATCTCCAAGAACAGAAACATGACCATGCAGTTCTATGTCCAATATGTTCCCAGAAGAAATTTTCAGAAAATCCAAACTATTCAAAGTTAAAACTGTGGATAAATAAGGATTTCAATTTTGGAAGATGCTTCGTATGTAACTCAGTTTTTGTGTCTCCTAATGATAAAATAGAGAAAGGGTATGTAACCAAATATCGATCAGACATGAGTAAGTTTACAGTTTCCCATTTGAACCATGAATACTGGACTTATGAACTGTTTAACTCAATGCCTGGTGAGGATGAGGTAGGATTAGAGTACCTATCAAACAGGCATAGATACTTAGAAAAACTGAGTAAGATCTTAGGGTTTAGATTTTTGGATCATAATCCTGTAATACCTTTTTATTATAGAGGAGAGTTAATATACTATCAGCTTAGGATGATAGATCCTAGAAGTGAGATTAAATACTTTTCACCACCAATAGACAATAAGCCTGCATATATAATAGATCACAAGGAGAATAAGAAATTCATAATCTGCGAAGGAGTGTTTGATGCAATAGCTTGTTTACTTTTGTATCCGGAATATACCCCATTTGCAGTTCTAGGATCGACTATAACAGACTATCAGATATGGATGCTTAGATCATATGTCCCAGAGGAGATAATCATTTATATGGACGATACTGAGCTTTCTAAAAATATAAGGAAGAGTATATCTAAGTACCTAGATTATGCAGACATGAAGATCATAAAATCTAATGGAGAAGATCCAGAGGAGCTACTAAAGAAAAAAATTTTATTAGGAGAATTATAAATATGGGAGCTACTAAAGAGGGAATGGATGAATTGATTCCCGAAGTATATGATAAGTACGAATATGACAAGGAAAACTTCATATCTACCCGTTCAGTTATCAAATCAAGAATTCAGAAACTCCTACTTGATTATGTAACCAAAGGACATGATTTGAAGAAGCTGTCGGAGGGGTTTGATAATCTCATTAACAGATATACTGATAAGAAATTGAAGTACCAATTTGTCCAATCCGGAGAATCTGATGTTATGATCAGGCCTCTAGATAATAGGACTACAGAAATTTTTAATAAGTTAGGAATATGAAAAAGATTTTTAGCTACCTAGTTGGTGGACTTGCTTACCTAGTCGTAGCAGCTCTCGCAATTACTTGTGTAGCCTCAATGATTGGATATATTAAGTATGGCATTATCCTTCTCTTTAGATGAAAAATTCCAGGGGATAAGGGAAAACTTCAATACATACTATATTTACAAAGGAGATCCAGATGAGAAGGGTTCATTCATACCAGCTGATAAGGTCAAGATGAATCCAAGTGGAAAGGTAGCGTCACAAACAGTTTTTGATAATACTATAGTGAACATAAGCAAGTATATAGTGTACTTGACTATGAAGCTAGAGAGCCAAAAGGATGAGTATTTCGAAGAGTATGAGGGATGGCTTGTGAACACATTGAGAACTCTTCACAGGCTCTCTCTAAGTGCTTATGAGATATATAAGGGTTGTGATAGATCTCTCAAATTTCAGCCGGGATTTCTCCTAAAAGACGATGTAGAATCAAATACTAAGGATAGGTATAATACTGAGGAGATAGTGAGTAACTACTCTAGAGGGGTAGAGAAGATAAATGAAGATCCCGATAATTCGATTTTCATAGGTTTAATGCAGATAAGGATCCTTCTTGCCCCACTTACCTATTTATACCTTAAATACCCAAAATATAGAGAGTACTCGAAAGTAGCTATTGATATTCTCAAGTTTGTGGTAGAAAATGGATGCAAGGTGTACAATCCATACCTTAGTAGAATAATTTATAACCAAACAAAGATAGTTGGGGATGATGTAGAGGTTGAAATCGGTGAGACGATTGAGGAGAAGAAGAGGAAGATCTTGGACAGGGATTTCAAGATGAACAAACTAATCAAGACTAACAGTTCTAATTTCTGTTACTCTGCTGGTCTTAGATTTTCCTATAAGAGACTTCTTGGAAGATCCTATGGAGTAGTAGGCGATTTTATAAGTAAGGTAATTTATAAGATAGCTTCACAGTACACCACTTGGACAGGATTTCTCAACAGATCGCCAGTATATAGCATTGCATATATAAGCCATCTAGCCCCATACGGATATGAGAAGTTTAGGCAATCTATTATAGATGAGTTCAATGAAAATCCCGGCAACAGAAAGCTAGCTTTTTATGCGGCTCTACTGATCCTAGAAGATAAGAAACTCTTGAGGAAGATAAATAGATCAAAACTGATGGATTATCTAATAGGATATAGGGGGTTCTCCCCAACTAGTGAAAGAATTCAACAGTCAGACATAGAATCTCTAATTGTCATAGAGATTCTAAGGATGGCAGAAGATTATCTACCAGATACATAATATAGTGGATAAGTTTTACCAAGTCGAAAAGATAGATAACTGGAATGTAAAAATTAAAGTCCCCGCATATCAAAAGGGGGACTTTAGATTTAGAAACTCTGACCGAGTATATAAGTACTATTTGAAAAAGTATGTGTTAGAAGAATTTGACGACTACTTATATGATCGGATAGAAAATGGAAACGAATTTGTATTTAAAATAGGCTTCTGTCCCTTCCTATTGAATAGGTATAGGGATAAGATGGATGAAGAGTCAATAAAGGTTTTAGAAGGAGAGATTAAGACTGGACTTCCTAACTATTTCATCGATGGACTTAGGGAAGAGCAAATGGAAGATTTGAACACTCTTCTGAAATCTAAGAGAGGCCTATTTCAGTGCTATACTTCATATGGAAAAACTGAAGTGATAGCTAACTTAGTTAATTTTATTGTCAAGAATAGAAAGGAAAAAGTACTCATACTTACAGCTTCCGATCCTTCAAAGCATACTGTATGTAATAGACTTTTTGAAAAGTTCAATATAGATCTCAGTGAGTTCGATTATGGACGACTCGCTAATCTCGTTAATATAAAGGGATTCTTTAAATCTAAGAAGTATAATCCTAAAAGTGAATATTGGGGAGAAGTGAAGTGGATCCTTGCTGATGAGGTAGAGTATTGTGTAAATAATACAATCAAAGACATATATGACTCGATCCTTAGTGGGGTTGAGTACATGTATGGATTCTCAGCAACTACCGATAAGAAGGAGGCTAAGCCCCTTAAAAATGAGTCTAAGACGTATAGTATGGAATACATGAATACTATCGGTAGGAACAAGGATTTGATGAGATACTTTTCTGGAACATCAGTATACAGAAAGCCGATAGAATTTAATATAGATCTAATCTACGTAAAGTCTTCTTTATCTTTTGATGGAATTAAAGAAGATAAGAATTATGAGTACTCTGAGATGATCTATGAACTGTTTACTGATGACAGTTTCTGTAAGCTGTTAGAGAGGATCTGCATGTCTCAAGACCTGATCTACGTTCCAATGTTGAGACTTCAGGTAATAGACTATTGGATCGAAAACTACTTCAAAAGGGAAGAATATTATGTTATGACCATTTGCAGTAGAGGATTTACAGTTTATTGTAATGGAGAGGTAGTTGCTGATGGATTAAAACTGAATGAAGCAAGCTATCTCATTAACGAGGGGGTCATAAATCTTATTGTAGGAACTAAGTCATCATACAACTCACTCGATTTTCCTAGACTAAATAAGGTAGTAACTCTCTACTCAAAAACTGCAAACGTTGTTCTTCAAACGATAGGTAGAGCTGCAAGGTCTAAGAGTTTTGAGGTGCATAATATAAGTACATATAAGTACGTACCAATCTATACTAACGACAGTAAAAAGAGAATCAAATTGATCAAAGATTATTATAAAAATAGCAACATTAGAGAGATAGAACGAGATGAGAGGTATTTCGAAAAGGATAGTTCTCCCATCATACACGCCAGTTCAAGCTAACGTTCTCAATAAAGTAAGATCTAATACCAACCTAAACGATTATGATTATGAAGTAATCTCTGGAGATCTTGCCGATTACGTTGTTAAGAACTCGCTCAGTGGGGATCTAACAGTAAAGGAAGATCTTGAAAAATTAGAGTCATTCCTAAACAGAAAATATGGAATACACTTCCTTAACTTTACAGTTCTTAATAGGGTTAAGGAGTTGATTCCAGTACTAAGATAATTAAATTTATATGGAGTTTTCCAACACCACCCTCCTCTACGGATTATTCAATCAATATGTCTTTAGTGAGGCAAAGATGAATATTCACTATGTAAAGTTGTACTATAAACAAAAATATGGTTATGGCATAAACTCACTAATTACTAGATTGATTAATCTGATAGAGGAGTATAATTATTTGGACTTGACCGAGTCTAGATTTCTTCTCACTTTCCAAAGCGATGGAAAGACTGTAGAAGAATCACAAGCTATCTATGATAAAATAAAGGAGTTTAGATCCTACAACAGGGAGCAATCTTCAGTATTCATAGATAACTTGAGGTCAATTTGTGGAACTGCATTCAGAAAAGATGTTGAGTTTAAATATGGAGAAGACTCCGAAAGATATTTAGAGGAAATAAAGAAGTACAGCTACAAGTCCAACTACTCTCAGGACTTTGTTATGAAGAACTTTGCTGACCTAGATATTACGGACTTGGTCAATAGAGTTACAGTAGGGGGAGCTAAGAGTAGGTACAAGGCAATCAATGATAGTTTTGATTGTGGTCAATACCCAGGAGGAATATTGGTAGTTGTAGCAGGTGCTCCCTCAACTGGTAAAAGTCTATTCCTCCAAGGTGAGATAGTAAACTTCATACTCCAAGGAAAAAGGGTTCATTACTTGGTCATGGGAGACCTAAGTGAACTCAATGTGGCTCAAAGACTGATTAGTCAAGCAACGAAGCAATCTCACAAAAAGATCTCTTCAGACATTCTTGGGCAATATGAAACTCATAAGGGACTATTTAAAAGGAACCTTACTATTACGGTTCTCCCATCTGGCAAGATAACTGCGAGAGAGTATGTCGATGCCATAATGGAGCATATAGATGAGTTTGACATATTTGTGGTCGACTATGATAGCAACTTTGCTGGTAACGAGATAGAAGAATCATTGTATGATAAAGGTGGAATCACCTATGATGCAATGACTGAGATCACTAGGGAGGGAAAGCTGGTTATGATTGCCTCTCAGGTAAATAAAGAAAGTGTAGCTAAAGAGAAGATCAATATGGGTGGTCTGGCTGAGAGTAGTAGAAAGATGCAAATTACTGACTATATGATCACTATTGGTAGAAATGATAAAGCATCCATTCCAATGGGGGTCATAAATATAGCCAAGAATCGTCATGGTGAGCAAGGGGAGTTCTACTGGGTAAGGACTAGTGATGGACTGTTCTATGTCCCTTCTGAAGGACTATATAGGAAGCTACTACAGGGGTCCAGTAAGTATATCTACACCTATGATGAGTATGCCAATATGGATACAATTAACGTAAGTACCGAGGAGGAGTATAAAAGCACCTTAGAGGAAAAGAAATGACAGAAGAAAAAATAAAAGAGATCAAAGAATTGATAAAAGAAGTCGGGTTCGATAGGTTTGAAGACAATGTAATCAGATTAATGGGAACTGATGATGGGATATGTGACTTGGATGATCTGATGGAAATGGCTATACTAAAGTATCAGTATATCCATTCCAAGATACTTGACGACTATTGTCCAACAAATAAGTAGTCATGGGTAGCGTAAATGATTGGATATCGACATCATCATTCAGCTTTGATAATGATGAAAAATATTTCGAAATGATGTTCAAGTGTGATGAGTTGGTATCCATCAACACTGCTCATGGGATAAACACTAGAACAAAGGTTGTATATGATAATCCCTGGACAGTTAGATTCAAAAACCAACTTAAACAGCAGTTAGCCATTTCTGACCCAGTTAAGAATTGCCCGTGGATAACTTATGGGGAAGTGTATTACTTAACCATATATTATCTATTCAAGTCAAATTTTTGGAGTAGAGATTTGGATAACGTTCATAAAATAACTCAGGACATTATTTCAGAGGCGTGTAAGATAAATGATTCACATATCATAGAGATAAACCTAAAGAAGTTTTACAATCCTGGGGACTATGATTATGCAATAATTAAGTTTGGAACATCATCCTTGGATTACAATAAATTCATAAAGTAGTATGGAATGTAGTAATAAAGATATTAGAGAAGCTATTAAAGAGCTTGGGATGGAAAAGCTAATGGACCTTTCTATAGAGTTAAAATCTAGGTATGTCATTAGGGGGTACAGGGGTAACTCTTGCAATGATGAAGTCATAGATGGAGTAGTATCTATTCATAAGAAATTAAAGGAGATTAGAGATGCCAGTCCTAGTTAATACGAACTCTCCTACATCAGAAGGTTCAGTTCCAATAAAAACGCCACTCACTCTTAGTTGGTATTCTGCACCAGATTCACCGGCTTTTACATATTCAAGTGGATTTGCTGCTGATGGATTTCACTATATCCAACATACTAATGATGCTATTTGGAGATACGATGTTAAGGAGAAGAAATATGAAAGGCTAGGCACTGGAAATTTCACACTTCATGGTAATTATTCAAAACTAATTTGGGATGAAGAAAATGATAAGGTATACTCCATGACAGGTGACGAAACTAGATTGATATATGTCTACGTGGCCGACAATGGGGTCAAAGGGAAGGGAATAGAAAAGCCTGGGTTTTCTTCAAGATACTATCTCTTAAATGGATTCAGACTCGGACAATTTTATCCAATAGTATGGAAATCTAAGATATATACGTTTGGTGGAACATATAACGGTGGAATTACAAATGTTGTATATGAAATAGATCCAACAAACAATAAGTTTACTTGGTCCCAATATTCAACCCTTCCAATCTCTGTAAGGTATCCTAACGTTACTTTCGATGGAGTTGAAAATATATATACTACAAGTGGGTCAACAGCTATCTCAGAAAATCTCTCTAATAAATTCATAAAGTTCAACTTAAGGACGAAAGAGAGTACTGAGCTTCCAGGTCCAGGTCATGGATTTTCTGGATTCGGTGGATACTTGAATTACGTAGGTAATGGGAAGATTCATTATGCAGGTGGGGGGACTGCGTTTAGGGAGATGTTCTATGTAGACAAAAATAGGTGGGTAAGACTGGAGGATTCAACAACTTCAAAATTTGCAGCTGGTATCTACGACCTTAGTGAGGATTCTGTACATGTTCATGGTGGATATATTGGTCGATGGGATACCTATCATCACGTTCATAAAATGTAATTATGGTACACGAATATAGCTCATCACCTTCCTCAGGAGAAGCTGGGGTAATGATGGACGTAAGAATGGTCGATGGAAATGTAGTGGATACTACGGGGAATTTTAACCCGAAAGTTATCGACAGCATTACATCTTACCACGATGGAACTTGGGGCGATTGTATGGACATGAGGAATGGGTGTATTGATCTAAATGATTTCAAGCCTTGGTTTAAGGACCGTTGGGACAATAAAAAACCTTTTACTGTTGAATTGTTTTTTAATACAATCTTTGGATCGGTTAACTCAGTACTCTTCGGATGTGTGAGTGGAGATGGAAATAACTGTCCAGGAAATATTATGTGGCCGTCAACCGATATAAAAACTAGGACAGTAAACAGGACTAGATGGCTAGACCAAACAGTTCAAATTTATGGACATACTGTTGGAAAATGGGAGTACGTTATTTATTGCGTAGAAGGGGAATATGCAATGACTATGAGGGGTGATTATACTAATATGAACTACATATTTGATGGTAGAAATAATTTTTCTAAGATAGAGGGAAATATAGTAAATACTACGCCACTAAGAGTAGGTGGTAGAACCCATGAATTTAATTCGGAAACTAGACCTGCTGGAATAAGGTGGCCAGCCTACCTTCATCACGTACGAGTATATGATTATGCAATAACAAAAACTAGAAATAATATATAAGATTATGGAAATTACTTACGGAAATTATGGTCAAAGAGATGGAGTTCTTCTGAATAGGAAAGAAGCATTGGACCTACTAGCAGTTTTGAATAGATGTGCAGATGAGGGATCTCCTCAGGACAGTACAATCAAGAATTACGTAGTTACTTGTAAAAAGTTGATGAATTGATGAAGCTGGTAAGTATCAACGTAAATGGTATTAAAGCATTTTGTGAGAAGGGGGGATTAGGGGTTCTAATGGGAACCCTTAATCCCGATCTTTTATGCTTTCAGGAGACAAAAGCTGACTTAGAGAGATTTGGTAATTATACGGACAAATATAAGGATGAGTACGCTAGGTACCATTGTGGGAGTGAGTTTAAGAAGGGATATGCAGGAGTTGGGATACTCCTGAGGAGGAGTATGTTGCCTCGTGTACAAGGAAGTGTTATTCCCACTCTCGAACCTACTTACGGGAGTGGGAGGATTATTCATCTCATATTTGATACTTTTCATTTTTTGACTGTATACACTCTGAATTCTGGTAATAAGGACGGATTAAGAAGAGCTTGGGACGTGGCTTTCAAGGAGTATACTGATAAGCTATCTGACAAACCGGTCATCATCATGGGGGACATGAATGTAGTGAGGAAGGACATAGATTACTTTGGAGATCTTGAAGCTGACAGGAATACAATGCCTGGACTAAAGGACTATGAGAGGAATACTATGGAGGAGTATTTAGAGTCAGGACTCCTTGTTGACAGTTTTCGACATGTACATCCCGAACAAAGAACTTTCAGTTGGTTCAGTTATGCAAAGGAATCGTACATGAATAATCTTGGGTGGAGGATCGACTATGCGCTTGTATCCGATAGTATTAAGGACAAGATAATCGACTCCAAAATACATGATGATATAAGGTATTCTGACCATATGCCTATAGAAATTGATATTGATATATGAAGCTCATAAAGAGATGCGAAAGATGTAGAAGTAGAGAAGACCTAGATGATATTGAAGTAGTTGATCATAGATCATTTTTTAGTAACATGGTTTGTGGGGATAACGTATCTAAAGAGACTTGCCAATGTGGGGGTCGAATAATTTGGAAGAAAGTGGAAGAGTAATACCGGGGATTTTCCCCGGTAATTTTTTTTTTCTTTCCTATAAAACGCATGACATGATGTCAGTTTTAGACGGATGATTGGTAACAGTTATTAATAAACCTAATGTTAATATAGTCAAAAATTAAGATAATTACTGTTATAAACCATTCTTTAGGTTTTCGGGATTCCAACTTTGTGGTCTCATCTACACGACTCATTTTAAAGCGATCTGACGGACTTTCTCTCTTCGTTGGTACTGGACATCCATTTGAAATAGATAATCGATTACAGAGCCTCTGAGATGCCAAATTCAGGGTCTTATGGAGATGCGTTGGATCTTGAGGAAATTTGCCCAGAGAGGTACCAAGAAACCAACAAAAATAACCAGTGAAAACACTAATTAGCTGATATCCAGGCAGTTGACATCAAAATGTACCAACTAAATGTTAAAAACCTATATTGTGTAGAGCGCAAAGAAAAAAGAAAGGAGAATAAAAAGATAGTTATTATAAGTATCTTTATATAGCTACAAGTGTGCGCATATGTACGTGTGTGTTCCTTAGTGTTATACAATACGGAGTGTTGTTATAGATCACCCACACACGTACATACATACATTACTTATTTTTATTTATATTAGATGAACGTGTATGGGTGCGGGTACACACGCACACCCATACACATGGGCACATACACATACACCTGAGCACACATGGACGCACTTGTATGGGAGTGTGAGTGCATGTCCTTCGATATCAATATTAGTTAAAAATGTCAAAATGTCAGTCATAATAAGAGTTAAAAGGATATAATCTTCTTGACCTGACAAATTGTCATGTTTGTCTAATAACTTTCCCACTTATAATTTATTCCCTTAAAATTGTGTATAAAATTCAGAGTTTATGGAAAAATATTTTTGTATCATAAGAGTATTTCCAAGCTCAAACAATAAATTTGACTTTAAATCAAAGGCAGTAGAGTTTGAAAGCCAAGATTCATATGAGGTTTGGAAACAACTTAGGGTTGATAAATCAATAAGAGAATATCTAGATAATTATACAAAACAAAATCTTACTCAATTAGATGTGATTGAATTGAGGGAGAAACTGATAAAAATGTCTGAGACTAGGCATGACAAAGTATTTAGTGCGCAAAACGAATACTATAGCTCACCTGGAACTCAACAAGATCTAGATAAATATAAGAAAAGTGTTAAGGATGCTGACGATGAACTCACTAACAGCTTCACTAACCTAATTACTAGTGAGTTCACAAAAGAAATATTCTAAGATGGCGAAGTTTAGACTTAAGACAAAAAAATTTACTGGCATAAACGATGTGTCAGCTTCATCTCAGGCAAATGAGTACTTCAATGCCGACTTTGATTCTCTGAAAGATGGGGGTGAGAAAAAGAAACCAAGGTTTAGAGTTAAGAGCTATTCAGATGAGGGAGAGATTCCAGTATCGAAAGATGACTCAATAATCTCTGATATTAATGGCAGAAAAGTGAATCCATCAATGCCGGGGGAACCAACCGTAGCCGAGAGGAATGATTTTGTGCAGGGATGGGGAAACAATCCTTTTTACTTCTCAATCGATCCATACGTATCAGCTCCACTTCTAACTAAGGTTCAAGATGGTATCTATGTTGGCACATTGGCTGGTAATAGATTGGAATATAAGGATCAATCAATCCTTCTTGGAGTTACAGTTACTACTAGCTATCCTACTCCTGTCATCGCGATTGTAAAGGGAGATAAAGTTCACATATTCAAACAGACTCAGTTTACCGATAAAGTAACAAAGACTTTCAGTGAGAATAAGATCTCAAATGAGGAGGAGTTTAGGGAGTATGCTCATAATTTGATGCAACATGCTCATGGAGATGACTATTCCCCAGAGGTAACTGATAGGGTTGTTGATGGACTACTTAAAGATCATAGAACTACTAGAAATTATGGAGAACTGGTAGGGAGACTTCAAGAAAGTTTGGGAGAGGATAAGAGATATTCTTCGGAAGGATCTAACGCTCCCATTGTTCCACCCAATCAGATGCCACCTCCGGGAGCTATGCCTCCTCCACCTCAAGACCCTATGGGACCTCCTCCTGGAATGGGAGATCCAAGTATGCAACAGCCTCCGATGGGAATGGATCCCAATATGGCCGTTGGTCAGCCAGGTGACGAAATGGGACCCCCACCAAATCCATATAACTTCGGATTCAATGTTGTCAATGCAGTTCCTTCAATGGAAACATTGATTGGTTCTTTGGCCTATGCTCCATCTATCTGCCATCTTTACCATATCTTCTCAACTGACTACACAGATCACTTAGTCTTGAAGGAGTTCTATGATAAGCTCCCAGATCTAGTAGATAAACTGGCAGAGGTATACGTAAAGGACAATGAAATGGCTAGGTTTGACTCTATAGTCAATCCGGAAGGAATGGATCCAATCAATTATTTGAGTAATCTATATGAATTGTGTGGAACTGTAAAGGCCACTCAGGAAAACTCAACTTACACTACAGTTATTGATGAGATTGCCGTAGAAATCTCTAATACCCTCTACAAACTGCAAAGGATGTCAGAGGGAAAGAAGGTCTTTTCAATAAAGTCTTTCAGTGATAGTAAGCTGATGGATCAGATTTCCGGTCAGATTGAGGAGGCAGCTGTTCAAAAGTTCAATAATGGTGAACAACCCATTCCTGATGAACACTTCAAGAATAAGAGGGAAGTAATAGCTTATGTAAAAAACAAGTCCAGAAATCCATTTGATTTCAGACAGCTTCTGGATGACCTATTAGGGATTGGAGAAAGTCATATAAAAATGGGAATAAATGACGCTACTAAAAGGCATCTTGACCTTAACTATGATAAAGATGGGAATAGGATAACCTCTGTTGGTCAAGTTTATGGTACAGAAGATGATTATTATGATGGAAGGTATGGAAGATACAAGAGATACAAGAGTAAATACATGAGACCATGAGTTCACTTCCAATATTAACAGATATAGATCTAAGGGGAAATCAGATCCACAATGCTTTTCTACAGGGAACTGCAAAAAATGTAGTTTCTGAACTTAAGGTTAGGCTCAAAAATATTTCCTCAGGAACAACTGAAAAGTCTTATAATGGAGAACTTCCTGTATTAATTGAGATTGGTCCCGAAACAATAGGTCTCCCCACAATATTCAAAATGGATACGGGGGAGACCTTATCTGTTGATCCAAGTACCAATGAACTAATCATACCGACAGTTAGGGGACTTCAAGGGTTACAAGGTACACAAGGACTTCAAGGTACACAGGGAAAAGTTGGGCCACAGGGGACACAGGGACTTCAAGGAACCCAAGGAACTCAAGGTACTCAAGGGACACAGGGAACTCAAGGTTTACAGGGAGAAATTGGACCACAAGGAACTCAAGGTCTTCAAGGAACTCAAGGACTCCAAGGAACCCAAGGATTCCAAGGAACACAAGGTACTCAGGGAACACAGGGTAATCAAGGTACACAAGGGTCTCAAGGAACTAAGGGAGATATTGGACCACAAGGACCACCAAATGGACCAGCAGGACCACAAGGACCAATTGGGCCAACAGGATTACAGGGTCCGGACGGCCCCCAGGGAACCCAAGGAACACAAGGTGGACAGGGTCTCCAAGGTAAAGAGGGTAAGAAGGGAGATAGAGGAGAGAAAGGAGATACTCCTGACATCAATAATCTTCCACTAAACTTCACGACTGATCCTGGAAATAGCAACGTAATTTCTGGTGAAACCTTACCAGTTCTATTTGGAAAGATAGAGAAGACATTTGGTAGGTTAAGGAAGCTGGCATACAAGGATAAGGCGGATTACAATTCTGATATATCTAACATACCCTCAGACATCGCTAAGATAAGCGACATAGACTCAAAAGTATCTATTCACAATGTAGATGGAAATGCTCATCAAGACATTAGGAATATAATTACCGACCTATCGAATGCTACAGTTAAACTAAATAAACTGGTAGCTAAGGACGGAATTAAGATAGATATTAAGGGAGATGGAAATGTCGAGATCAGTAGTACAGCTGAGTCTAACCCATTTCTACTTGTAAAAGTATTGCCAAGTGGAAGTCAGATAAGGAAAGATAAAATATATCTTCTTTATGATAGTGGTGAGTTCTCGGGATCTAGTCAAGTATATGTTAGGTCTGCTTGGTATTGGGGATATGAACTCGGATGGAGAAAGATAGGGTCAGATATAAGTGACATACAGTCATATCTCAGTATGAATTATTACAACAAATCCGAGATAGATCAGAACAAGATAAAGCCAATATCTGATGATCTTGCTTCCCACAAGAATGATCCAAAGGCACATCCAAATTTGATCTCTAATCAGTCAATAGCTTTAAATGTTTCAAACTGGACAGATCATACCGATCAAACATACAAGTTCAAGTATAACATCACCATAAATGGAATGACTCCGGATGGTACAGTATGGGTGAGCAGTTCTTCTGACAGCGTTGCGGAGTGGAATAAGATAGAGCCTTCTCCTAGCGGAGATACTACAGTAAATACTGTTACTATCTACTCCAAGAAGAAACCTACGAAAGACATAAATCTATTAGTATCATATCAATTATGAGCAAAGGAGTTCATATTTTAGGGGGGAGGGAGGAACTAGAAAATAGTTCTTCCTCTTCTCTCATTCTTGATGTTGGATTAGATCCCAATGGTCAGATTAAAGATAGATCAGGAAATAGTACACTATCATTTATAAGATCTGTTACTAGGGATAATGTTGGTGGAGTTGATTGCATAAATATCCACGAGGGGGCCATTAGGGTAGATCGACCACACAAGGTTAGAGAGGCTTGGCTGACTGGAAATCTAAAGTTTGAAAGTAGATTCTATATTAAAAATCCATATGGTAGTCCTTTCCTATTCGGAAGTTGTAAGGGGAGAGATACTAACGCCCCCTTCTCTATCCTTTATTATGCAGGAAAACTTAGTTTAGTGTACAGCACTAATTGGAATGCTATGTTTACATTATCTAATAATTTACAATTAGATACATGGCACACTTTGGAGATAATTATTGAAAGTTTTTATGTGTATGCTACTTTGGATGGTTCTTCATTAAATGGTTCAGGAATACTAAATACCTACAATAATCATGGATCAATTAGAGAGTACGATGTCCTGATAGGTGAACAAACTGGAGTTGATGGAAATCCAGCTGGACACAAATTTGGGTATATAGAATATCTTAGAATACATAAAAAATAAATAATATGAATATTGAAAATATTTACCACGATTACAGTAAGACCCCTCCAACTATAGATGAGTTTCTAGATGATAATTATTATCTGGGAGTAATAGGAAAAACTATATTCCCATTTTGGAGAGAAAAGTTGAGGGAGATATTCCCTACCCCAGTCCATACAAAATATCCTATAGTTATCCTAAGTGGAAGTATTGGTACAGGAAAATCGACTTTTGCAAGAATCTTGGAGGAGTACATGAAATGTAGGATATTGTGCCTATCCGACCCTTACAAATCCATTGGACTACTCCCAGGGGAGAGTATAAAATTCACATTTTCCGATAAATCTAGTATTGAAGATGGATATTTCACTAAGGTAATTAGGGCATGGGAGAGTTTATCTCCATTTTTCAAAGAAATGGAGGAAAGTGGGAAAATAGGGATTATCAATCAAGTTGAATATGATGGCATAGAATCCAATCCCATAGTCTATAATTTTTTAGGAGTAGACTTCTCAGAAGATAATGGAGATTACAATAGTCTCAAGGATATCATTGATAAATGGGATTCGAGATTTGGACCAATTAGTCAATACTTTGGTAGTTTTATCTTGGACTCTTGCACTGTGGACAACATACCTCTTAAGGATAAGGCTTTTATAATAAATGCCAATCAGTGGGAAGTTAGGGACGGTCTTGGAATATATGGAAATAAGGGGTGGTTTAAGGTTTATTTGGGAGACGATTCCAACTCTCAGTTTATAATAGATGAAGATCATCCGCTTACAGGTGGTATGGACCAAGAAAGAACTATAGATGTTCCAGAGGAGCTCCGTAATAATTTTAGGTTTGACTTGAGAAAGTCCTTAAGAGATATTGCTGGAATAAATATATGATCATTAAGTAGTTAATTTATTAGTATGAATACTTACGAAGACGAAGCTAATAAAGAAGAATCTGGTGGTTGGTCAGACGAGGAGGCTTTTCGATTAGATCAGTTATTTGAAAAGGTAAAGGAGCTTCCAATTGACAGTCAGATAAAGGTTCTTGGAAACTTCCTAGGGTACAGAACGATACCACCAACAATCGAGCAGTTTATTAATGGTGAATACTATCTTCAAGAAGTAACAAGGGATCTATTTCCATTCTGGTTAGATAAACTGAAGATGATTTACCCAACTCCCATCCATACGAGGTATCCTATTGTAATATTTAAGGGAGGAATTGGAACTGGTAAGTCTACAGCTGCAAAAATCATGGCAGAGTACATGAAATGTAGAATAATGTGTCTCATTGATCCATACAAGACGTTTAAGCTCATGCCAGGTAAAAACATAAAGTTTGCATTCTTCCATAAGTCGTCAGATCTAGCGAGAACTGACTTCCTACAGACCATAGATATGTGGGAAGGAGTTTCTCCATATTTCCGGGAAATGAAGGAAAGTGGTAAGATGAAAAACATCCAACAAGTTCCAGAGAGTACGAGATCAAATACCACTATTGGATCTGACGTTATTTTTTATAACTTTTCAGAGTTAAACTTTATACCTTACAAACAGGCATTTGCTAAACTTGATGGTGGATTCAAGAGATGGGACTCTCGCTTCAGATTGGTTAGACCATATTTCGGAAATATTGTAGTAGATACATCATCCACAGAGGATGATAGTATTGCTGAAGATTTCGCTAATAACAACCCCTTCGGTGATCAAGTCCTTGTCATAAATACTAATCAGTGGGTTGTTAGAGAGCACCTTGGATTCTACGGTAAGAAAGGGTGGTTCAAAGTATATCTTGGAGACAGCATTCACTCTCCATTTATAATTGATGACGATCATCCTCTTACGGACGATATGGATCACGAAAGGACTATAGACGTTCCTGAGGAGCTTAGAGACAACTTCAGAATGAATCTTGAGAGATCTCTCCAAGAAATGGCTGGTATAAGTACGACATCTTCAGATAAATTGTTCGTAAATACTTCCAACTTGGACAAAGACTTTACTCTTCCTCAGTATAGCAAGGATGTAGTCAAGTTTGATTTCTACGATAGAATGGATAAGCTGATCTACAGGTTTAGCAGATCTATAGATTCGATTCCAGAAGATAAAGTACTCTATGTTCGATATGACATCGGAATCTCTGGAGATAATACTGGACTTGCAATTGCCTACTTCGATTCATGGAAAACCTATGATTTAAGTAAGAATTTAAAACAACCTAAGATAATAGTACCCCTTGCAGTTGGAATAAATAGGTATGAAGGAAGCGAAACTCCAATCGCCCATCTATACGAGTTTATAATGGATCTAAATGAGAGGTTTGAGGTTGGAGGATTTTCCGCTGACCAGTTTGGATCCGCACAATTGATTCAAGACCTTAAAAGAGAAGGATTGAAAGCAAGGAAGCTGTCAGTTGATAAAACTGATGAGGCATATATTTATTTTAAGACATTGGCCAATAATGGTCTAATATCTTTACCTGACAACAAATTACTAAGAAAAGAATTTAAAGAGTTGAAACGAATTGGTGGAAAAGTAGATCACCCGAAAGATGGGTGCTTCGTCGGAGGAACTATGGCTAATGTTTTGCATAAGAAGTCTGGAACTATTATGCTAAAACCCCTAATGTCTCTATTTAGGATGTATGAGGAATTTATGGTCCTTAACTTTACCGACGGAAAATTTGGATATGTTGATATAAAGAAAGTATGTCCAACAAAAACTGAGAGAAATATGATGAAAGTCTCTTTTGGAAATAAGAGGGATTTTTATTGTACGAAAGATCATAAGTTCTTAACCAACATTGGATATGTTGAGGCAAAGGATCTGAGTAGAAAGTATTTCATAATAAATGGTGGAGGGGACAATCAACTATCAATAGATAATGTTGAGGAGATAAATATGAACACTCCAGTTCCTGTATACGATTTGGAAGTTGGATTTGGTGATCCAAATTTCTGCATAGGAACTGATAAGATTGTAGTTCATAATTCAAAGGATATTGCCGATGCAGTTTCTGGATGTGTATTTGATCTTTACCAAAATATAGATAAAGCTGGCCAACTATCGACGAAGAATAAGGTTAGATCCTACATGAATCTTCCTACAGATCAGATATATAATCCTATGGATAGAGCTTCTGAGGTATATAGTAGACTCTGGTAACTTAATTAAACCTACTTTATAATTAATCCCTTATATTATGTACGTAAATCCCACAAGTCCTTAAACTGTGGAATGTAAGTCACAATATCGGCAGGAACTGTCGATTACACGGATGGAGAGGATGTAAGAGCCGATCTTTTGATCGGCCAATCTTCTGTGAAGTCCGAAGCTCTTGAGTTTTTGACTCATGGGTAGTTCACTATTGTAAATATTATCATCATGGAAAATAAGGAATTTGTAGAAATCACCTTTCCAATAAAAGATGCCGATAAGGTAACTGAGGAAGAAGCTGTCCTTCAGATGATTGAAGGTCTCAAGAAGTTAGTTGAACTTGGCGGCCTAAAAGGGAAAGTTGATGACTTTGTCCAAAATTATAGAATAGAAGGGGGATCAGGATTTGCTGTTGCAGTTATCGATAAGGATGCAGTTAGGGACCCTTCCTACTTACAGACTCTTGGAGCTGGATACTCATACCCGAGTGACTTTGACTTGAAGACAGTTCTCATTGAAGATAAAAATTTCAGTGTGTCTTCTATAAAGGAAAGGGTTCGTGTAGGATCTATGCCTATAAAGACAAGATTTAGATATATCATTCTAGATTATAAGAGATTTTTCAATCAGAACAAGAGGAAGGTACTTGCTAATAGGGAGCTTGCTAAAACTGTAAGGAACCTATTCCTGATGGATATTATGGGAATCTTCAATGAAGTAGTTCCCATGCTTGAGGAGGGTAAACAACTGTCCCAACTTACAGGACTAAGTACTCTTACTAAGGATATGATGAGGGTCTCTAAGGAACTTTCTATGGCATATAGAAGGGCAATGAAGCAATTGAATGGTCAAGGACAAATGTCTAAGACAAATATTTCAATTCTTCAGGAGAAGTATTCTGAATTTATGAATATGCTCATCCCTCAAATATTCCCCGGAATAGAAGAGACCTTGGCAGTTACAAAACAGGAATCTGAGGTAGGTGGAAATAGGTATATTTATATTGAGCAGGGTGAAGAGTCCAGTAAGACTTTATATGAGATACTTCAGTCAATTATGGATAAGCTGAATGAAAATTCTGATGTATCTGTAACAGTAAGGTCTGGAGATTACAACTCGAATTTTAATTTGGGAAAAGGTGACTCGATAGTCAACCTGAATCACGATAAGATAAGTGAGAACTTCACTTACTCCTACACAAATGATGGGAGAATTAAGATCCTTTGATTAGGATAGGCTGTCACTCGATTGGTTTCGGTGACAGTTACAAAATACCAAAAAGTTTTATATGTTTGAGTCATTAATAGAAGCAGCTAAATCATTCTCATCCATGATTCCTATTGGTGGTGGAGGGGGGATGGGATTACCTATAATGGGTGGATTTGGTGGAGCCGGTTTTACATCTCCAACGCTTGGGAACAGTAGTAAGTCTATAAACTCAATCGATAATAATTCGAAAACATTGAGTACTTACTATGCGAAGTGTAAGGAGCTGGAGACCTATGAAAATAATGAGATAACCAAATCTATAATGAGTATCTATAAGGATTACCTTACAGGATACTTCAACACCACCGAAGATTTAATAGAGATAAATGAGGATGTTCCCGGACATGAAGAACTTCAATCTGGGATAAATGACATATTTAAGAGACTAGATATTCTATCCGAAACTAAGACTCATCTTGATCAGATAATGTACAGTGGATCGTATTGTTTCAAGATGAGTTATGATGAGAGTAAGGGGGAATTTACTAAGTATGACCTAGAATTTCCTACTACAGTTGTAACTTCGTTTAGGGGTAGAAATCCAATATCTCACCTCGTAATTTCAAAGAAAGGATCTATCTATTCAGTTAAACCAGAATCTATCTTTAGAATAGGTAACGCCGATCTCCCCTTATACAATGATATAAAGAATAAGGCAGATATTGGCCAATCTGGAGAAGATTCAATGGTAAAAACTGAGTCCATGTATGCTGGTACTCCATTGTACTATAACATCATGGCAAAAATCAAAGAGTATCTCTTGAAGGAGCAGTTAATATCCTTGATTTCTATAAAGGATCTTATTCAACCATATATTATGACCTTACAGATTACAGAAGGGACATCAATAGATGAGGGGAATAAAGCTGCAAGGAATGTGGAGACTATGATAAATAGAAACTCCGACATCTCTATGGTCTTAAGTGCCAATATGGACATAAACTCACTTATGAGCTCAATCTCTAATAATATAAAAGTCTTTCCTGATTTCAAAGGGGGACTTGGAAGTATGGGAGATTTGGACTTAAGTAGGATAACCCTAAAGATTATAGAGTCTGAAAACATGCAGGACATTAAGAGGGAAAATATTTTCACTTATAATGGTATTCCTAGGGCTTTATATAACGGTGACACTACAAAGTGGGAAGCTATAAAATCAAGTCAAAGACTAAATACAAAAATCAATAGCATAAAGGTCAATATAACTGAGAGTCTAAAAATCGAGGCCAGAAAGATAATAAATATGGTCTATCAGAGAGACATAGACTTGGATATGATCAATGTTAACTTGTTCACTAAGACAGATATTGATTATAACGTATCCCTCATAAATTTGGATATTATTAACCAAATGGTGGGTGGAATACAGCAAGTTCTATTCAGCATACAGCAGACTGTCTCTGAAGTAAGATTTATTGACCCACAGAAACTATTGGAATATGCAGAGGATCAGTTGAAAATAATTGATCCAGACTTGAAGGGACTAATAACAGAAGAAACAATAAAAAATTTCGTTTCAAGTATCCAACAGGCCCCTGATGATGGTGGAATGGGTGGAAATGGAATGATGTAAAAACAAGGGAGGAGATACTAAATGTCATCTGAAGTGTTTTCCAACCTAATCCAACCAATAATAGCTCTAGTTCTCGGAGGTGGAGTTGGTAGTATAATCAGTATAAGATATGCCAATCAAAAGGCAAAAGCTGAAGCTGAACATGAAGCTGCCAATGCGGATTCTGTAAGAATTGAGAGCACACAGAAAATAATTGCGGCTAATGATCTTATCTTGGAGAAGTCAGAAAGACTTCATAAGATGAGGGAAGATGATTTGCTAAACAAACAGGGTGAGTACGAAATTCAGATTAGTTCATACAAAGAGGAGCTGATTGTACAGAGAAATGAGTTTAAGGAAGAGATCTCTAACATGAGGTCTGAGTACGAAAAGCAAATTTCTACAATGAAGGCTGAGTATGAAAATCAATTAAATGAGTACAAACAAGAGTTAGTATCCCTTAAAAATGAGATAAGTGAGAAAACTGCAATAATAGCAAGTTTGACCAAGGATCTCTCTCGGATAAGTGCTTTAGTTTCTGACAAACTAAACAAAATAGAAGATAAGGAAAAATGACGAAGTTTATTGAAAGAATATTTTCAGCAATGAGAAACCAGGAAACCCAGGTACTTGACCAAGTGGCAAATGATGTCATGGAGGCAAAGGAGAAGGGAAGCCTAACTGCTGATCAATATGACATGAGTCGCCTTGATGATGGTAAAGTACTTATCAAGGACAAGATTAATAATGAAAGTACCGTAGCAGAAGACTCTGGTAAAGGAATTAGTCTGGAGCCATACGATAGTAGGGTTCACAGTTCTAAGGAAAGATTTTACCTGATAGATTCTAATGGTATGGTAAGGGCTATGAATCAGGAAATTCTTTTGAGACCAATTATAAAAGAAAATCCCGATTGGAAGTTGGTTTCACAAAACGAATTAAACTCAATGGTTGAGGATAGGAAGTTTAGTGCAAAAGGTGAACAAAAAGTTTTCACCAAGTTCTATATGACCTATGCAGTTTCTGATGGAGATGGTAATTTCCTAGGATTTTTCGAGAAGCATGATGCTATTCGAATGGTTCAGGATCATCCAGAATATTCGATGGTAACTGCTCTCGAGTATAATGAGAAAAATTTGGGAAATCCAACAGATTATAAAAGTAAGTTCAGAATTATAAATAGATAAATACAAATTTATATGGTTTATACTGCGTTAATGGATAAGCTCTTCAGTGACGAGTCATCTGTAGAGTTTAAGGATGCCGTTTTGGAAGCCGTAAATGAAGCAAGAGAAGGTAGAGATAATGAGCTGAACAATGGTGAAGACCACCTAGTATTCCAGGGAACTGGCGACGGTGATGTCATTATCTCCGATCAAAATACAGGTGAATTGACAGCCGCATCTGAAGGTCCTGATGGAACCTTGGATCTGGAAAACGTATCTGACGACGTCCATGAGACGGAGGATGAGGATGGAAATCGTAAATTCTCTGTTGTTTGGGACTTCGATACGGAAGACGAGGCAAGAATGTTTAGTGAGAGATTGCATCTTGGTACGTTTACGTTCTCTGAGGAGGAAGTAAATAGCGTTGCTGATGTAATTGACAGGATCGAAGACAAGTATCACAAGATGGAAAACACTGGTGATGCTGAACTAGCTGACGAGATTCTCGACGACGCTGAGGAAGTTAAGTCGTACTCGAACCTTGCTAGGAGCGTTGCTGGATATGATACGGACGAGTTCATCGAGAAGTGTAACTTCTTCTCTGCTGCTGCTGAGGATATGATCTTCAACAACCTTATGGACTATTCAGTTACGAGATATTTCTCTGAGCTGAGCGAGGAAGAGGCTGAGGAAGTTCTTGAGAACATGGACGACGATCAGAAGGAAGCTCTGGAAGACATTGTAGAGCATGAGGATGAAACTGGTGATACAGTAACTTTCTCTGACTATCTTGGATATGTTGACGAGCTTAGATCTCCGATGAATCAGGATATTACCGCATTCTTCTCGGATCTTATCGATAATGGTGAGTTTGAGGAGTTCTGCTCACAGTTCAGTGATGATGAGTTGGAGGCTCTTCAGCCGTATTTCGACGCATCTGACAATGGATATACTGTAACGTTCTCAGATCTTAATGATGCCCTTGAGGAAGTAAATACTCGTTCTATTTGCAGACTTTTCAGCGATGACATGTCGGATGAGGATGTACAAGACTTCGAGGAAAATGCTACCGAAGATCAAAAGGAGCTGAGAGATGCTGCTATCGACGAAGAGTTGAATGGTGGCGATGTTAACTTCAGTGATGTTACGAGAGTACTCTTCTTCTCTGAGGAAGATGCTGAGGAAGCTGTAAGCAATGCTAATGAAATCGTTAGAGGTGCTGAGGCTCTATCTGAGGATCCAGATGAGGATCTAGCTAAGGAAGTTAAGGTACTTGCCGATAACACCTTGGATGATCTGTCTGTTGCACATGCTGCTGGATACGACGTAGAGGAACAGATGAACAACATGAAGGATGTCTCTGACTATGCTAGCAACATCTTGGATACGACTCCAGATGATGACGACGAAGACGATGATGACGATTATGATGAGGATGATGACGATGACGACGATGATGAAGTAACGCTTTCTCACGAGGAGTCTTCTGTTAAGAATTCTATCACTACTCCATCTGGAAAGATCGAGTTCGTTAAGGGCATTCCATCGAAGGTAGAAGTATCGGATGATCCGACTATCAAGGATGATGAGAAAGTTTACAGTGACAAGACATTTAGCGATGGTGGTGGCAAAATGAACGCATTCACCTTTAAGTGGGATTAATATAAATATATAACATAGATAATATATGGCAAGAGTTCAAAAGACGTTCTCTGAGATAGATGCTCTAGATAACCTTTTGCAGAACAAAGAGTTCTGTGATACCCTAGAGGCTACATCACGGAATGGGGCTGATGTTGTAAATCGAGTTCAGACCTATGCTGACGTAATGAGCAATTACGAGTCTCAGAAAGAAATAATTAGATATTTTTCTGGTGTAAATGATGTAAACTTCATTGCTAACCAGTACTTTAATGCTACGATGTCAAGTAACGTTAGATCTTTCTCAGGTTACTTGTCAATTGAGAAGGCATGCGATAAGCCAGAGGCACTTATCGGCTATCGGGATATTCTTGGTGTAACTGATAATAGGGTAGTTCTTCCTAACATCGGTAAGGAAAATCTTGAGGGAATCTTCCCTGGATTTACTTTGACGAGTGCACTAACTCCGGGCGGTACTCAGGAGTATACGGTTGCTACTACGAAGAAGATTGTTAAGGGTTCGGTAGAGCTTCACCTCGTTCCTGCTCTTACTCCAAATTCTCCGGTAGTTATCAAGGATGATGGTAAGGGTACGCTTCTTGCTCCGGCAGGTGTTCTTACGCCTAACGCTGATAGCAGCGTAAACGTAAACTATCAGACTGGTAAGATCAAGTTCACCATTGGTTCCAGCTTTACTGTAGCTACGGGTGACTACTATACGATCACCGGACATGAGGATGTATCTGGAGATCCTGAATTTGGTCAGCTGAATGGTCATGGAAACAACAGATTCAAGGTAAAGGAGAACTACATCAAAGTAGTATCGCAGCCTGGTGAATTGGTTGGTGAGTTTGACTTGGTATCTCTGGCTTCGGCTATGAAGACGGCTGAGTACTCTCTCGATGAGATGATCACGATGAAGCTAACCGAGCTTTATACGAAGACGATCAACAAGAAGCAGGTTGAGGAGATCAAGAGGAAGTATGACGGTACGACTCACGAGATCAACATGGCAGCTTATGTTGCTAGCTTCACGGACTTCCAGTCTAGAATTGCTTCGTTCCAATCAGAGCTTCTTGACATCAATACGGCTCTTGCTTACAAGACGACCAAGGCTGTTAAGGCTACGGCTTATCTCGTAGGTAGGAAGACTGCGTTGTGGTTCCAGAAGATGGGAATGATCGGACAGTGGAATGATAATCTTGGAAATTCTCAGTACGTATCTGACTTGCTCGGATTCGCTAATGGAAATATCCCTGTACTTCGTCACACTGATCTTGATGATAACGAAGGTTTTGCAATCCACAAGACCGAGAATGGCGAGATGGCTCCGCTTCTCCGTGGTATATATCTGCCGCTTACTTGGACTGGAAATGCAACGAACTGGAACAATCCTACTCAGGTTGCTAAGGCTGTTTTCTACTATGAAAGCAACAAGAGCGTATTCCCTGAGTTGACCCAGAGATTCATTGTTAAGGAGTAATATCCATAAACACATAGCCTATGAGGGATTCGGTTCCCTCATGGGTACTTAAGCTACTTTTCGTCTTTTTGGTATTCATACTTTGGCGGTGGGAGATTCGATTCTCTCACCGTTTCTAATAGATTTTATATTATTATGGGGTTAAAATTGATCCCCTGGAAGGGCATTAGTGGAATCAGATTCGGAGATGGAAGGAAGAAACTGATAGAGATGATAGGTGAGCCTACTGAAACTTCAAGGAGGAGAGGTGGTATTGTGGAGGATTCCTACCTAAGGGGTCCAAGAGCAATATTTATTTCTTATGATGGAGGAAAGGTAGTATCCATAGGATTCAGCGGAAGTGATACAGACCTAGATGGTTGGGATTACTACGGAAAGACCTATGAGTTCATTGATCGAAGATTTATGAGATATGACCCTCAGGATGTAGAGGGAGATCTGCTTGTAAAGGATCTCGGTCTGAAGTTCTCAATGGTTAGAGATCGATGCTACATGATTTCCCTGTGTAAGAAGGGGTATGAAGACGAACTTATATGGATCTAAAGATTGGAATGTTCTGTTTTCCATACTCATCACAATCGTGATGTTAATGCAGCTATAAATATCCTTCATTTAGGATTAAATAAGAATATATCGGCAGGAACTGTCGATTACACGGATGGAGGGGATGTAAGAGCCGATCTTTTGATCGGCCAATCCCCTATGAAGTCCGAAGCCAATGGGTTTTTAACTCATGGGTAGTTCACGAAGTACGATCTTCAGGATGTATTATGGTTGTGATTAATATAAGA